TCTGCCGTAATGATGGTCCTAAGGCATACATCGGACAGACTCCAATCGGTGGTGAGGGTTATGTTTATTCCAATGAATTCGGTACAGTTAAACTGGTTAATCGTGAGCAGTTCAGTTATTCAAATTTTAACAATAATAAGTTCCAAAGTGTAGAGAAATAATCTTATGACCCTCATCAGCAACCCTTATCGTTTAGGGGGTTGCCAAGGGGGTCCGATGCTGTAGAATATGGAAGAACAAAGGAACCCACCACATGACCGCCACCTCCACCACATACAACGGATGGGCAAACTACGAAACGTGGAACGCTTCCCTTTGGATCGGAAACGATGAATTCCTTTATAATACCGCTCGCGCTTGCGTTGAGTATGCGGAAGGTGAAACCCCTTGGATCAAATTCGTTCGCTGCATGACCGAGGGACAGATCGGGCGCTTTATTGGTGAGACAGGCGACGGCGTTCGTTGGGATAACCCCGCGATCGATGCCGGGGAGATGGATGCGATGCTGGAAGAACTTTTCTAATTTCTTAAGGATTAGGGTTAACCCCCCTCCCCCCGATCTGCTACAATACAACCAAGCGAATCAACCCCATGACAACCGCAACCATCGACGGAATCCAATTCAAGGTCACCCGCCTGCCCATTGCTCACGGTGCTTCCGCTAATCGTTGGGCGAACCGTATCAAAGGAGGATCCTCCCGCGTTCGCACTGGTGCCGGTTCCCGCTCAGTTAATCAGAGCACCACGGCGACAGCGTTGGGTGATGTGCGCTGACCCCGTTCGTTCGTGATCACAGCAGTATGGGGGCGGGTGCCCCCCGTTTCAAAAACGCCTAACTACCCTAACCTACAAAGTGTTACGGACGGCAGCTAAGTCTATAATGGTATAAAGATTTACAAGGCACTATAATTTTTTTTTCGCTATATAAAAACACATGTAAGGATCGCATATATGCAAAAAAATCCCGGAGAAAATATTACCACTATAGAAGTCGATTCAGTAAGTGGTGAATATTTGTTAAAAATACCAGAATGGATCATTAGTGAATATGGATGGTATGAAGGCACACAAATCAATTTAGAAGTTGATGGAGATTCAATTATCATCACGGAGGTTAATAAATGATTGATTGACACACGCTACATAATATGATATGATATTGACGTAATTACTCTTTCTTATGGCTAAAGGATTTACTGTAAAGGCAAAAACGCCTGTTAAAGAAACACAAACCCCAGAGTGGGATTATGAATATGCAAAAGAACTGATTAAAGGCAAGAGTGTAGTATTCTGTTTACCCGGAAGAGGTGTTTCATATACTTACTTAAAGAATTTTGTTCAACTATGTTTTGATCTAGTTCAAGCAGGTGCTAGTATACAAATTTCTCAAGACTATAGTTCTATGGTGAACTTTGCAAGATGCAAATGTCTCGGAGCAAATGTATTGCGTGGTCCAGATCAAAAACCATGGGATGGTAAATTAAAGTATGATTATCAACTATGGATTGATAGTGACATTGTATTCAATGTAGAGAAGTTCTGGCAACTTGTATTAATGGAGAAAGATATTGCATCTGGATGGTATTGCACTGAGGATGGTCAAACCACATCTGTTGCACACTGGATGGAAGAGGATGATTTCCGAAGTAATGGTGGAGTCATGAATCATGAAACACTTGAAAGTATTGCAAAGCGTCGTAAACCATTCACGGTAGATTATGCAGGTTTTGGATGGCTTCTAATTAAAAACGGAGTTTTTGAACATGAGCAGATCAAATACCCATGGTTTGCTCCGAAGATGCAAGTATTTGAATCTGGTGAAGTTCAGGATATGTGTGGAGAGGATGTATCATTCTGTCTTGATGCGATTGAAGCAGGATTTGAGATATGGTGTGATCCTCGTATCAGAGTGGGGCACGAAAAAACTCGTGTGATCTGATGTCAGATCGATACACTGTTAAAAGGGACGGTAAGATTCTCCATGAGAACATGACAGAAATAGAGTACATGGATCTTATGGAGGATTTAGCAAAAGAATACTACAACACTGGTATTCCTAAAGCAGGGGATGTTGAAACTATTATTATTGGAGAAACAGAATCATGGCAAAAGCAAAAACAGGTCTGATCAAAGGTGGGTTTACTGTGGGAAAACCCAAAAAAACTCGGCAAGGTGCTGGTAAAGGAACTAAATTCGCCGCGTCGTCTCGCAATGCATCTAAAAAACGTTATCGTGGACAAGGGCGTGGGTGAATAGATAAGGAAGTTATAAACTTATTATATGGCATGTTTGATTGCTAATCTTCCATCACAGGAAGTATGGGTTCGTAAAGAGTATCTAACGGACCATCAGAGTGGACATGGTGAATTTGTAAAGGGCGTCTGGGTATCGGTTAAATCGATTCCTGGGCGTGCTTTTTATTTTGAGACCTATCTACCAGAATATGCTGCAATGTATGATAAATTGCCTATCAGTGCCTTTGTAGCAGATCCTGAGACTCCTACACCTGATATGAGTCTACCTAACCTGCAGTTCTGGAATTGTATGGACTATGGTGTGGTATCAGTTAATAAGAAATTCATTGGTTCAATGGACTTTGAGTGTTATACACGGGATCATGGCAATGTAAAGGGTAATTATATCTGTACGATTGATAATTATCATCATGATCCGGACTATGTTGATTGGGCAACTAGTGAAAGTCCTAGTGAACATAAGTCCCATAACCTAATTGAACTGGAAAATGGACAGTATGCACTATATCCAAACAATAGATTACGCATTTATGATAATAGTCTGACTCCTGTTGAACCCAAAATACCTGATTTTAAGGTTTCGACTCAATATTATCAAGTTGAGAATGGTTTCGATCGTTTGGGAATGGGTCATGAAGATGAATATTACTGGAAAACTGCAAAAGAGCGCGAAGAAGAAGAAAATAAATAATAATACGGAATAACAATGATCATTTCATGAACATAAGGAGATAAAATGGGCAATTCACCTGTTGATAGGAATGCTAATTATATGAGAGATATGTGGGGAACCACAAAACTCATTACTGATTACTATGAAAATGAAAAAATGCCAACAGAACATAATTTTTTAGATAATTTAGAAAATCATCAACATCAAAAGATGCTTCGTGAAATTTCAAATGATGATCTTACACCAAAAAAACGAGATACAGTGAATCAAGAGGACTTATACGAAAAAATTGATGAGAATACTGAATTATTTTGAACTAGGTATAAATAAAAACAAGTATAATCTCTAAATCTATCGTGGTTCAAAGGATATCTAGGGCATTTAAGGATATTAGCCTATCATTTGATAAACATCCCGTGACTAATGATATCCTTGCTCTTAATAATGAAGATGCAATTAAAAGAAGTGTTCGCAATATTGTGAATACTGTTCCAAGTGAAAGATTTTTCAATCCAATCTTTGGTTCGGATGTAAAAATTAGTTTATTTGACTTCATTGATTTTGGTACAGCATCAGTTTTAGAGCAACAAATAATTGTTGCCATAGAAAATTACGAACCAAGAATTGATAGACTTAACGTTCAGGTAAATCCCAAACCAGATCAAAATGAGTTTGAAATTACCGTTAAATACTATATTATTGGACAAGAAGTTCCATCACAAGATTTTACATTCATCCTAGAGGCAACCAGATAATATAATGCCTTTCACTAAGTTTACCAATCTAGATTTTGATCAGATAAAAACATCCATCAAGGATTATCTCCGTGCTAACTCAACGTTTACGGATTTCGACTTTGAAGGATCTAATTTTTCTATCTTAATCGATACGTTAGCATATAACACGTATATCACAGCATTCAACTCTAATATGGTTGTGAATGAATCCTTCTTGGATTCTTCAACATTAAGAGAAAATGTTGTCTCATTAGCAAGAAATATTGGATATGTTCCAAGATCCAAGACTGCAGCAAAAGCAAACGTATCATTTTCAGTCACTACATCGGCATCTTCTAATCAATTGATCTTAAAAGCAGGTCTTGTTTGTGTAGGTGCAGTAGATAACTCACAATATACATTTTCAATTCCTTCTGATATTAGTGCCAATGTAATCGGTGGAATTGCTGCATTTAATGATATTGAAGTATATCAAGGTACATATCTAACTAAAGAATTTACCGTCAATAACTCTCAAGATCAAAGATTTATTTTAAGTAATCCTGGTATTGATACTTCAACAATTATTATAACTGTTGGAAATAGAGAATATAAGCAAGTTGACAATATTATTACTGTAGATAAAAACTCTGAAATATATTTGATTCAAGAAGTTGCTGATGAAAGATATGAATTACTTTTTGGTGATGGCATCATTGGTAAAAAATTAGAAACTGGTAATTTAATTAAAGTAACGTATATTGCCACTGATGGACAAAGTGGCAATGGACCATCATTATTCTCTTATGCAGGAACAACAACTGATAGTAATGGACTTATTACAAATCCGTTAAATTCTGTAACAGTATCAACAACTACATCCTCCACCGGAGGGGGCGACATTGAGCAGATAGACTCAATCAAGTACTTTGCACCTAGAGTTTATGCATCGCAGTACCGTGCGGTTACTGCAAGGGACTACGAGGCAATTATACAAAAGGTATATCCAAGTACTGAATCTGTCTCAGTTGTTGGGGGTGAAGAACTTGATCCACCAGAATTTGGAAAAGTTATCATTAGTATAAAACCAAAAAATGGTTTTGCAATTTCAGATTTTGCAAAAACCCAAATTCTCAATGATTTAAAACAATACACCGTATCTGGTGTTAAACAAGAACTTACAGATCTAAAACTACTATTTGTTGAAATTGATTCAGATGTATTCTATGATTCATCTAAAGCAAAAGATGTTGAATCAATTAGAAGTAACGTCGTAACTTCTCTCAATCAACATTCCAAGACTGTTGATATGAATAAATTTGGTGGAAGATTTAAATATAGTAAAATTCTTCAAATTGTTGACAATGTAGATAATTCTATCACCTCTAATATTACTAGAGTGAGAATGAGAAGAAATCTTAATGCAATTTCAAATACTTTTGCTCAATATGAAATTTGTTATGGAAATAAATTTCATAAGAATTTGAATGGATATAATGTTAAAAGTACTGGATTTAAAATTGCCGGGGAAGTAGAAACAGTATATTTCCTTGATGTACCTAATGCTGACGGTGATATTGGTTTACTATCGATTGTTAAACCAACGTTGGATCCAGATACCTTTGAAGTTGTTAAAAAATCTATTGGCACTGTAAATTATACGAAAGGTGAGATCATTGTCAATACGATTAATATCATTTCTACAGACCTTCCAGAAAACGTTGTTGAGATTCAAGCAATACCAGAATCTAATGATGTTATCGGTCTTAAGGATCTATATTTAATCTTTGATATTTCAAAAAGCAATATAAATATGGTTAGGGATACAATTACTTCTGGAGAACAGATTTCTGGAGTCAACTTCCCAGTAAGATCTAGTTATTCAAATGGACAAATAACAAGGAAATAATAGAGAGAAGATATGATTACAACTGGTTTCAATTCTAGAGTAAAAGTCCAACAAATTGTCGATAATCAATTACCCGAATTTCTACTATCAGAAAGTCCGAAGACAGTAGAATTTTTGAAGCAATACTATGTTTCCCAAGAATTTCAGGGAGGCACAATTGATATTGTCGAAAATTTAGATCAATACCTAAGTCTTAATAATTTAACTCCAGAAATTTTAACCGATCACACTAGTATAACATCTGATGTTTCTATCTCAGATACTACAGTTAATGTCACTACAACTAATGGTTTTCCTAAACAGTATGGTTTATTAAAAATTGATGATGAAGTTGTTACTTACACTGGTATAACAACTAATACTTTTACTGGTTGTATTCGTGGTTTTAGTGGAATCACATCATATAGAGATAATTTAAATCCAGAAGAACTTGTATTTACATCTTCTACTGCATCTGAACATACTAATGGTAGTCAGATTAAAAACCTAAGTTCTCTATTTCTTAGAGAATTTTATCGTAAAATAAAGTACCTTCTTGCGCCAGGATTTGAAGATATTAATTTTGTTAGTACGTTAGATGTAAATAATTTTATTAAGCAAATTCGTGATTTTTATCAGAGTAAAGGAACTGAAGAAGCATTTCGGATTTTATTCGGAATTTTATATAATGAAGTACCTAAGATTATCAACCTTGAGGATTTTCTTTTAAAACCATCAGTTGCAGAATTTATTAGAAGAAGAGTTCTTGTAACTGAGGTTATCAGCGGAGATCCTAATAAGTTACTAGGTCAAATGATCAGCAACTTTCAAAATACTGCAACTGGTCCAGTATCTGAAGTTGAAATTATAACAAGAAATAAAAAAACATTTTATAAGGTTCAATTATTTGCTGGATATAATGAGAAGAGTTTAATTGAAGGAACATTTAATATAACACCAAATAGTTTAGTATCTGATAATGTTTCGATTGGTGGATCTGTTATAAGTGTTGATAGTACTATTGGATTTGGGCAAACTGGAACTGTTATATCTGGTGATAATATAATTGATTATACTAGTAAGAGCGTAAATCAGTTCTTTGGATGCACTGGAGTAACAAATGCGATTACTCCAACAGATCCATTATACTCACAAAAAGATACAATTTTTGGATATGCCGATGGTGATCCATCTAATAAAGTATCAATGAGAATTTCTGGCGTAATGTCAGACATTGAGAATAAAGAATCGTATGATTTATTATTTGAAGATGATTTAATTGAAGTTAAAAATCTTGGCGAAAGTATTTCAAATAACAATGCAAATTATAAGCAATTTGCATTTAATAGTTGGATTTATAATGTCAGAACAAGATACGAAATTGAAAGTTTTGTAAGTAATTCAATAACTCTATTTGAAACACCAGATAAATCTAGTTTAAAGATTGGCGATTATACTGACATTTTGGATCGAAATGCAGAAAACATAGTTGTTGCTGATGCACAAGTTAGTGCAATATCGAATAATGTAGTAACATTAGATAAAACTATTACAGTAGCATCTACTAGAAACTTAAGTATAAGGAAAAAATATAATTATGCGTCATCAACAGGAACATCATTAGATAGTAATAGAATTCAGGCAAACGTACAAAATGTATATAATGAAAACAATGAGAGTATGTATGTCGCATCAAACTCTCTTCCAGATTATGTTATAACCAAAAATATATCAAGTTCACTAATTCAAATAGATTCTTCTACTAATTTAAATAATATTTTCCAGGGATTTGTTTCAACAACTGGAAAATATTCAATTCTCTCATTTGATGTTAATGTTCCATTTATTACTGGTGATGAAGTATTATACAGTGGAAGTGGAGATCCAATTGTTGGATTAGAATTTGATAGAAATTATTATGTCGAAGTTATTAAAGATACTAATCCAGCAAGAACTAATAGAATAAGATTATATAATGCTAGATCTTTTATTGGAACTCAGCAAACGGTACAATTCCATAAAACAGAATTTACTGCGTTAACTTCCCACTTATTTACATTAAAAACTCAATACGGAAAAACTCTAAAACAAAAAAATTCATTAACTAAGATACCTTTAGTAACTGATATCAAATCTGGAACTGATACACCAACAAATTCTGGACAGATTGGTGTTTTAATTAATGGTGTTGAAATTCATAGTTACAAATCAGATGATAGAGTATACTATGGACCAATAGAAAATATTAAAGTTTTAAATGGTGGCACAGATTATGACGTAATTAATCCACCAATTATAGAAATTTCGAATCCATCGGTTGGTTCGGGTATAACTGCAAAAGCACAAGCAGTAGTTAGTGGAAGTATAAAAGAAGTAACAGTTGATCCGCAGAATTTTAGTATTAATAAAGTATTATCAACTAATGTATATGGTGGTAATGGTAAAAATGCTTTGTTGGAAGCAGTTGTATCAAAGCAGTTTAGAGATATTGATTTTAATGCATCAAGAGTTGGTGTTGCTATAACTGGTGGTATTGATATTAATAATGATACATTGACATTTGAAGATTTTCATAATCTTATTAGTGGTCAAAGAATTGTATACAGTTCTAATGGCAATTCTCCATTAGGAATTGGATCATTTAATGCATCTAATTTGGATCAAAATGAAACTCTTGTGAATGGTGGCATATATTATCCACAAATTATTAATACTAGATCAATATATCTTTATAGGAATATTGGAGAATATAATGCCGGGATCAACACTGTTGGATTTACAACAATTGGTACTGGAGGAATTCATAAATTTAGAACCTATGATGAACAAAATGTAGTCTCCGAAATTAAAGTATTAAATCCTGGATATGGATATGAAAATAGAAACTTGCGAGTAAATCCAATTGGAATTTCCACATTGGATAGTATGATCACTTTCAAAAATCATGGATTTATTGATGGTGATCTAGTTAATTATACTTTCGAAACTTCTAATATTGCTGGTCTATCAAGTTCAATTCAATACAGAATTATTAAAATAGATGATACCAATTTTAAATTGGCAAGTGCAGTTGGAGGTGCCAAAACTGATTACCAAAGAAGAAATTATGTAAGTTTTGGAAGCACTTCTGGAGAAGGATATCAATCATTCTCATATCCACCAATTACAGTTGTAATTGATGCAGAATATGGATCCGGAGTTGGTGCTGCTAATACTATCATTGCAACACCGATTGTTAGAGGATCTATTATAGATTCGTATATTTATGAAGCAGGATCTAATTATGGATCAAATATTCTAAACTTCCATAGAAATCCTGTAGTTACAGTTAAGACTGGTTTAGGCGCTCAATTAAAGGCAATTATAAAGAGGGGAAAAATCATTGCTATTGATGTTCAAAATGGTGGTAAGTTCTTTGTTGCTTCACCGGATTTAGAAATTGTTGGTGATGGTGTAGGTGCTAAATTGAGAGCAGTAGTTAATAATGGGAAAATCGAAGATGTCATCATTATTAATCAGGGAACTGGATATACAGAGTCTAAAACATCAATTAAAGTAAAACCACCGGGGAGAAATGTTGTATTAGAGTCTAATGTGAGACATTTGAGAATTAATAATTTAAAGAGATTTTCTGATGAGTTATTAGTTGAATACAATGATAATCTATCCTATGGTATTGTTGGATATTCAACAGATCGTGATGGATCAACTTTCTTAGATTCTAATACTGAGGATGAACATTCTAAAGTTATTGGATGGGCAAATGACGGAAATCCAATCTATGGACCATATGGATTTGATAATCCCGATGATAATAATTCAATAACTAGAAGAATTGAATGTGGTTACAAAGAATCTTCTACTAGTATTGTCAATAGACCTTCTATAGATGCCTTCGAACTTGGTTACTTTATCGAAGATTATGTATTTGATGATAGTGGTGATCTTGATATTCATAATGGAAGATATACCAAAACACCAGAATTTCCAAATGGAATATATGCATATTTTGTCGGAGTATCAACAAATGTAACAACCGGCAAGTTAGATCCAAAATTCCCATATTTTATAGGAGATACTTTCAGATCAAAGGTATCTACTAAAGTTTTAGATCAAACATTTGATTTCAATAATTCAGATCTTGTTAGGAATACTTTCCCATATAGAACTGGTAAACCGTATTCTGGAGGTGATTTTCTTTTTGAATCCAATTCACCGATTCAACAAATTACACGGGTTACATCTGCATCTAAAGGTTCTGTAGATGGATTTGTAGTTACAAATGGTGGTAAAAATTACCAAGTTGGAAATTCTCTTGTATATGATGTTTCCAGAACTGGTGGTGGTGGATCTAATGCCGAGGTATCTAGAATTGGTGGTCAACCAATTTCATCTATTACAACTCAATATCTAAAATATGCAGATGCTATTTTAGTAAGAGAAACTCCAGAAGTTATTAGGTTGCATACAAATGAAACACATAAATTAAATGATGGTGATGTAATTCAAGTTTCTGGAATATCGTCATTTGTTAATAATATAACTGGATCTCACATTATTGGAGTAACTTCGGAATTTACTAGATTGACTGAAGTTCTTACTCAAAATACTGGTGTAGGAACTGACATATACGTATCTTCCATACCATCAATTATCGGTGCTGGTACATCAATCGGAATTGGATTGGAAACTCTTTCAGTATTAAATGTTTTCTCTGAAGAAAACATACTAAGAGTGAAACGTGGGATTGTTGGAATATCGCATACAGTATCCGATATTATTGAAATACAGAATAGATCTATTATTGTTCCATTAGTTACTGATTACTTTGATTCGGTCAAAAATAAAAATACGTTCTTCAATCCATTTTTTAGTGTAGGTGTTGGATTACAGACAGGTTCATCAACAAATATAAACTATCATCTAGGAAAATCTGCAAAAACTGTTTCGGTTCCAGTCCAATCAATATATCTCCCAAATCACCAATTTAAATCTAATCAAGAAGTAGAATTTATATTGCCTGGTGGAGTCAATGGTCTACCTGTTCGAACTCAAACAATTGATACTAGTTTCACAATTCCGGAAAATGGAATAAATCAAACTCTTTATGTTATTAATAAAGGAAAAGATTATATTGGTCTTACAACTCAAATTGGTTTAACAACTACAACTAATGGATTGTATTTTGTTTCTACAGATGCTATCAATAATAACAGTTTTGAATATTCTCTTAAGACCAGATTTAATGAGATAACAGCAGATGTTCAAAAAATTAAAACTCAAGTATCAATTTCAACCATACACAATTTGAAAACAGGTGATGAGATTGAGTTATCAGTTAACCCAAGTTTGTCTGTTGGTGTTGGAACACAAACGTCTGTTCAAATTAGATACGATTCCAATTACAATAAGATCTTAATTAATCCAGTTGGATTTGGTTCTGATAAAATTAATATTATTAATAATACAATTACAATTGCTGACCACGGATTTCAAACTGGTCAAAAGATTTTCTATAGTTCAAGTAATGATGTTGCTTCAGGTTTAACAACATCTGGATATTTTGTTTATAGAATTAATGATGACATATTTAAACTATCTAAAACAATAAATGATACTAAGTTTAATCCACCAATAAATGTTAGTATTGCAAGTACTGGTGGTTCTGGTCAGCAAATTAGTCTTTTAAATCCACAAATTGAAGTATTTAAAAATAACAATATTGTTTTCGATGTTTCCGATACATCTTTAGATGAATATTCATTTAAATTCTTCTATGATAAAAAATTAAATAATCAATTTGTTTCTACAGGATCAACATCATCATTTAGTATTATTGAGCAAGTAGTTTCTAGTGGATTATCGTCATCATATACAATTACTTATAATAAGGATTTACCAACAAAATTATACTATTCGTTTGAGAAAAATGGTAAATCTATCAAACCAGATGAAGAAGTAGTTAATTACTCGGAAATAGTATATGTTGATAGTAAGTATAATAATTCATATAAAGTATTTGGTATTGGAGCAACTACATTTAATATCTCACCTTCAATAGTTCCAGAAAAATTAAACTATACCCAAAATGATGCTGATGTTTTAAATTATACCACTGATTCATTATCTGCATCTGGTCCCATTGAACGCATTAGAATTCTTTCTGCAGGATCAAATTATTCAAGATTACCCACAATTTCCGATATTCTTGTTGGAACTGCAAGTAGCGTTGGAACTAGTGCGATTATTAGACCTACTACAACTACGATAGGTAAATTAAATAATTACAGAATTGTTAATGAAGGATTTGAATATGCTGCTGATAATACTTTAAGACCAGAAGCAAATATATCAAAACTTATTACTTTAACAGGTTCTGATAAAATACAATCAATCACTGTTCTTGATGGAGGTAGAAATTATCTATCACCGCCAAATTTGGTTGTGGTTGATATGTTCACAAAACAAAAAATAGATCCTTCCAAATATATTTTAAAAGCAGATTTTACTGGCAATACTATTGTTGGAGTCGATATTATTCAAGAACCGAGAGGTTTAAATTCGGTTGAGCATAAAGTTTTCCCAATTAGAAATAGTAATGGTATTCAGGTAGAGAAGGTTACGAGTTACACTGGCGGTATTCTAACGTTAGAAATGAGTACTCCACCTATCGATGGATTTAATACTGCACCATTTAAAGAAGGTGATAGAGTTTTTATTGAAGGAATACAGAGACAATCTGTCACTGATGATATTGGTAACGTAACTATTCCAGGAACTGGATTTAATTCTGAAGATAATGAGTTTAATATGTTCAGAGTTACAGAATTTATTAATTCTAATCCAGCAATATTAAAAATTGATCTAAGCGAGTTTACAAATGATGCAGGAACACCAGTAGAACTGCAGACATCTTTTACTTCAATCGTTAAAAAGGAAAATCTTCCAGTATTTAAATTGGATAGAGTTACTGGTTTGTTTTTTATAGGCGAAAAATTATCCATACAGAATCAAGATGTTGATTTAAAAGTTACAGTTGTTGAAACAAACGTAATTAAAGTATCTGGAGATTATGATTTAAAAGTTGGACAAAAAATTACAGGTATTCTTTCAGGAATTCCTGCTACAGTTGAATCCATTAAAAATTATGAAGGTAGATTTTCAGTTGATTATTCTAGTGGGAAAAATTTCGGGTGGAAAAATTCTGTTGGACGATTAAATGATAGTTTGCAGGTGTTACCTGATAACGACTATTACCAAAATCTTTCATATACTATCAAGAGTGCAAAAACATTTAATCAAACAAAAGATTTTGTTAATAAGCATGTCCATCCTGTAGGAATGAAGAACTTCTCAGATACTGAGGTCATAGGCAAAGCAAGTGTCGCTATTGGCGTATCGGATTCTTTTGTATCACCTGTTATCGATATTGTATCAGAATTGAGAATAGACACTATAAGTGCCTATGATTTTGTTCAGGATTATGAGGCAACTTCCGATTCTTCAAGATTTATAATTTTTAAAAATAAAAGACTTGCAGATTTTATTGAATGCAGAACAAATAGAGTTCTCCAAATTGATGATATTAGTGGAAGATTTTCTAGTGCCGAATTTAACAAAGATAAGATTGTTGAGGCTATCGAATATCCAATTACAGATTTCTATTCAAAATTCCTAATTCAAGTAACCGATGAGAATAAGCAAAGTACTCAATTTAGTGAGGTTATCGTATTAAATGATTATACCAATACATACACATTAAATAAATTAGATTTATTTACAGATATAAAACTTGGTGAATTTAACGGAGGATTTGCTGCTAGTGGAGATTCAACATTAATATTTGATCCTGCTAATGCAAATGATTTTAATTATAATTTAAAAGTTTACAGAGAAAACTTTACTCCCACAGTTGGTGCTGGATTTACTGAATTTGGTTGTGTTAGACTTGATGCCAGAACTAATGCTGTTGGACCTGCAGATAATAGTGGATTAGTTGGATTTAAAACTGATGTATTCCGGGCACTATCAAATACCTACGATACTACCTACACGGTTGCTCAAGTTTTGGATACTGATACTAATAGGATGAATTACTTTGAAGTAGTATCACATTATGATGGAGTAGATACTCATTTATCAGAATTTTACTATGATACTCTACCATTACAACAATTTTCTGGACAAAATATTGGTACGTTTGGATTAAATGTTTCTGGTGGAATCATTTCATTGGCATTTGAAAATGATACTAATAGTAATTTGATAGTCAAAACAAAAACTGTAGGTATTGGTCTTACTACCGCAGGTATTGGAACATATCGATATCTTGTTGACGGTCAAATTCCTGGAACAGAAAGAACTGCAAAATTTGATTCTCAAATATCAATAATTACTGGTATATCGACAGTATTCCAATTTGATACTACTCTGCAGTTTAGTCAAAAATCTATTATTAAAGTTTCTGTTGGTGATACTACATCCGTCCACAACTTAACGATGGTTGCCGATCAGACAAGATTGAATATTCAACAATCACCATTTATGAATGTTGGAACTAATTCTGGAATTGGAACGTTCTCGCAAGAAATAGATGGATCTATTGCGTCAATCAAGTTCCATCCAGATGCAGAATTCTCATCGGATGAGATAACATTGCAATCCTACAATCAGCACATTTATGCGGATATTGATGAGTTTAACTTCCCAGAAGACTTTGAAGTTGGGACTCTTAAAGAGGGAATTTCAAACGCATTCTATGGTTCAATCAATGAATTTGGAAAAGATAAAGTTGATTTTGATTTAAACTATAAGAGAGTTCCTATTTTTGAGAAAACTTTCAATCCAGCAACTTCTATAATATTAAATCAATCTAGTGGTGTTTTTAATATTGATGACCACTTCTTTGAAACCGGTGAAGAATTGATATATACGCCAACATCAACTCTGATTGGCATAACTCCATCTTCTGTTGGAATTGGAACTACTATTGTTAATGGAACAATATTTACTGGCGATATAGTAGCAACTGGATTCACTACTGTTACTGGTATTGCAAATTCTGAAGGACTTGCAATAAATTCCCTCATATTTGGAGCAGGAGTTGCAGCAAATACAACTATAACAGGTATTCAAACCAATTATACTTATTTTGTTGGCAACATCGGCGGCACCACAGGGTCAATAATTACTGGTATTGGAAATACATCAGTTATTAAAGTTGGAGCAGGAATATTTGCTGAAGGTACGCCGTACGATGGTGCAGGAGTAGTAGGCACAGTACTTGCGGTTGGAATTAATTCCATCACAATATCCACAGATCTTAATTCGGGAGATAGAATTTTCTTCACAGATACTCCAAACTGGTCTGTCGAAATGTCAAATGTTGCTACAGCAACTACCTTTAGAGGAACACATACTACAGGTATAACCACCGACATTATGCCCGAAAAAGTATTTGCTATCAGACTATCAAAAGACAGTTTCAAGTTAACTGGAACCGCAGGTGGCAGTGGTATTGGATTCACATTTACTAATAGTGGATCTGGTAATCGTCACAAGTTGGAGATGAAGAAAAAACTTGAAAAATCATTAATCACAATTGATGGTGTTACACAATATCCATTAATGTATACCCCATTAGTATTTAATTTAGAAAATAATGGTGGTGCATCAATTGGAATTGGTGCAACTTTCTTAAGTCTTTCGGGAATTTCCTCCATCAGACCTAGAGATATACTTAAAGTTGATAATGAATTCTTAGAAATTGAAAATGTTGGATTGGGGACAACAAATACAGGTCCAATCACTGGAATTGGAACTTTCCCTATTATTCAGGTTTCAAGGGGATTTGTAGGATCTGCTGCTACAAATCACCAGGATGGATCGGAAGTAAGAATCTATAAAGGTGCTTTTAACATAGTTGGTAATAAAATTCACTTTACACAAGCACCTGATGGTAAGGGTAATAATGATAGATTAAATGCCAGTGCTCTTTCCTTACCAAAATCATCATTTAACGGCAGAGTTTATTTGAGAAATGATTATACAGGTAACAAGATTTATGATGATATTTCTTTAGGATTTAATGGAATTGGTAGAACTTTCTCAGTAAAACGTGAAGATAAAAATACTTTAGGTCTAGAAGCAGGAAGTAATCTGGTATTCATTAATGATATTTTCCAAACTCCAGATACTGTTAACAATACGGGCAACAATTATAATTTTGATTCAGATTCTAATACTGGTATTTCAAGTGTAACTTTCACAGGTATTACTAAAGTAGGAACTGATGATGTAATTATTTCAGATTCTGATGTAAATCAGAATCAAATACCGAGAGGTGGAATTGTAGTTTCTCTTGCATCTACAGGTGGTCTTGGTTATGCACCATTAGTGGGTTCTAAGGTTAAACCATTTGTTAGTGCTGGTGGAACTATAACAACTTTATCTGGTATATCAACATTTAGTAGCAAAGTTGTTAGTATCAGTACTTCACTATACAATGACAAAACTGGTATCTTAAGAATTACGACTAATACTCCACATAATCTTTATGGATCTGGAACTCATGTTCATCTTTTGGGTCTAGAATTCTCCTGCTCTAGTGGAGCAGGAACAACTACAATCTTCCCAGATGGAAGTAGTGGTGATTATGTATATCCAGTTACTGGTATTTCTTCAG